GTTCACCACTATGAGGTACAAGGTGGGTATGATGGCCCACTCCTGGCTCAACCGAGGGGTTGAGACCCCCCCAATCTTAGTTTGGGGGTGACTAGCATTAGACTCGCTTATTCACGCGAATACGCTCTTACGGGTTAGGGTCCGACCGAGGCCGGACGCCAATCAAAGAGAGTCTAACTCCATTGCTTACGGTGCATGCTTTGGAACCGCAACTTGGTCCGTGGGTTGTGAATCCCAAGACAGTTGACACAGAGGAGCCGCCCGGATAACCGGGACATAACTCCACCATGCCTCCTGCCCCATTCGGTGCGGAGCGAATTAAAATTAGCTCACGTCTGTTGAGGTGGAAGGGAGACTACGATGAGCTCGGCCACAGGGCCGGTACCCGAAACAGTGTTCGTGTACGTCAAAGTACCTCCAACGGCCATCTTTACCGCGCAGGTCGAGACGCAGTTTGTCGTGGTCGAACCAGAAGTCTGGTAACCATTGGGAGTAAAGAAAGTCGTGATGAACGACGATCCCGTCCCAGCGACAGCGGGCGCGCTACCTTGGGTGATGGAAGTATTCGCGAACTACGAGAGAGTTACAAGGTAACTCCCTGGTACAAGGAATGTGACCACATCCAGGGCAACGGACACCAACGGCGAGGAAGTCGCCAACGTCGTGACAGTACCCGCGAGGATACTGGCCGTCGTTGACGAACTCGAGGTGAGATGCTGTGATAGAGAGAGCGCAGCACCACCCGGCGGAAGCTGGGGGACAAAGAAGTCGACATCGTATTCGACCCAAAGTTTTCCCCAATTTACCGCCGTACCGTCCGTCGTACAGAGGAAAAGCTAACCAGCGTCGTACGTCTTCACGTCGAGGTTAGCGGCAAGGGCGGCCGTCCGGATGTATTTCCGGTTTCCGGGTTCGAGCATAGCTCGAGGGTCGAGGGTACAGCAGAATTCCTCGACCCATGGGACCTCCTCCACCACGTCCCGATATGCGCTAGCAATCTGCTCAGTGGTAGGAGCAGCATCAGCAGCATCATAATCGGGGACCATGAGGATCGACCCGGGAGTGGAAGTCCCGGTGCGGGTGTAGTAACAGAACTTAAGTTTGTTGAACTTGTACTGTTCCCACCCCACGGCCTAGGTGGAGAGCCAAGGGAACGTTGACGATATGCCCGGGTTAAGGGCAAAGGTATCGGCAACGGTGAATGTAGAGGTTCCCACAACACTGGCGATAAGCTCGCGGTGTTTAATGTTGGTTGAACGAAAGTCGCCTCGAACACGTGGTTCGGAGGTTCTTTGTCCCTTCGCGTAGGCGGACGCGGCGGCGACTGATCGAGGTCCGGGCTAACGAGCTCGGGATGCTCCATTGGTCGCAGGCGCTTTCCCCTTCTTAAAAAGTCGGGGAGTGGAGGAAAGATTCTTTCCTTTCTTGGCATTCTGTGATCGCATGTTGGCGGTCTACATGATGCAGTTGTCTTGTGGGGGAGGCCCGAGACAAACGGGGACTGTACATCCGTTTAGCCCTGAAAGAGGGTGAGCCGTGCAGTCTCTCGGCATTTTGGTTAGCACGGAAATATTAAGATCCGTAGACCACCGTTTTGGTCAATGGGGGCATAAGCCTCCACCTAAACGAACCCCCGGAGTTTATAGACTTCACGGTCTCACATCGATCCCCTCATCTCTAGAACTTAGAGCTTCCCTTCCGACTCCAGCGGAATCCGAAGGGCCGGTCGACGACCGGAGCCGGGGCACCAAAGTCCCGCCAGAACTCCGCGGCGGCTATCTGGCGAAGACGGCCAGCCGAAGGAGGTTTTGGGGGAGAGGGCGCCACAACACGGGGCGGAGAGAGATGGGAGGGAAGGACAAGATGGATGTCCTCCAGCTCCCAGTCTTCTGGTTCAGAGGCTTTGATGGTAACTTGAACATCGAAGGTGGGTACAGAGACGTCCTAAAAAGGGACAAGAGGCGCGTAAACAGGAAGAAGCTCACGTCTGCGAGAGCCTGCGGAGGAAATGGGGTCAGTAGATGCGACCTGGTCGAAGGTGTGTCGTGAGACACGTACTGGAAAGTACGGGAACTCAGACATCTTGTCCAGGGGGTGCAAGTCTATGACTTAACCATATCTACGCGTAAGATGCCGCAGACGTTTTGAGCTTAACCGACAGGACGCATGGGAGGTGAACCTCCCCCCCTCGTCGTCCTCCGGATCATCCTAACCGATGATCATGGCCGAAGCCATGGCAAGGGGGGAGATCCCAGAGGAGTCGAGGAAGGGCTCATACCCCTCGGGTAGCGGAGTACCGAAGGGGTAGAGCTCAACCTCTACACGACGGGGTCGATGTCCCAGGAGCTGCGTACCGATGGACTCGGTCTCGAGAAAAACGAGAGAGTCGAGCGAAAACCCAGACTCCTACCCTTCGTAGGTATGAAGGGCAGAAAGCCAAAGCGCCGTTGCAATCCTGCGCTAAGCCGGGGAGAACCGAGGTTCGATACCCGGAGGGATTTAGAAGCCAAGGCCTCCCAATAATGGGTGGGCAAAGAGGTTCAGTACGACTTTTCCGAAGGAAGTCTGTCGGCGAATCTCCTTTCGGTGGTAATGGAGAAACCACTTATGCGCCTAGGAAGGGGAAAGGGCCGAAAGGACGGAGCCGGCGTGCCAACCCGAAAGAGGGAGGGCGCCGAGAGACTCACGACCCGTCAGCTTGGCTTGGCCAGTGAGTAAACCGACGTTAAGATAACCTCCAATGGCGATGGAGGGAACCTAGGATATGAAGTAGGGGATGTTACTCTCCTCCATATCCGCCCAGGACCAACCTCGCCAAAAACGGGAGGGGGTCGGGGCACGTCGATACTCGATGGGAACCGAGTTAACGGTGAAGAACCTCGGATGACGAAAGTTCTTTCCCACGGACTTCGTGAAACCAACAGCCAAAGTCTCAACCTCCCACCGAGAGTATAGCTCCTGGTGGGCACGGAACAGAATATCATCTCCATTCAAAAGAACGGGGAGTCGGTCCATCAGAGACCGAGATCGGAGAATCCGATCCCGGTCCGGGAGGGCCATGATATAGGCGAAGAAATTCGCGAGACAAAGGAAGGGGAAGGAGAGCACGGAGCCCATCAACTGCCCATTCTATTACAGAACAGGCTGGACCTTAGTCCAACCCGGGTAGACCAGAACTTGTTCGAGAAGGACAGAGGCAATGAAATCCCGGTGAGGGACGTCGGAAGGATGGAGGCGGTCTAGGACCTCCTCAAGGAAGACCTTCGTAACACGGATATCGAGTCCGTCAGTAGCGGCGGAATAATCTCCGGATACGAAGTCGTCTTCACCACCAAACATCTTCTTGTGTGAAACCACGAGATCATGAATGATGGATTCGGTGATGGACTCCCCGATAAGTCGGAAGACCGGGGAAGAACGGAGATAGCGCCACAACGCCCCTTAAAGGGGCCTAGCGACGTGACTCCGGACGGCGTCCATCGCCGTAATAAGACGAACCTTCAATGGTTCCAAGACGGCTGCAACTTTTGCCGTGGGAAAAGCCTAGGCCTCAGGCTATCGTCTAAAGAGCTTCCGAAGAGGCTCATGATAACCATGAGGTAACCAGGAGCGAGACTCAGCAGGAGAGTAAGTCGTCGCAAGCTCTCTCCACTGGGAGACGGAGAGGGGAGGGAGACCTCGGTCCTCAAGGACAAAGCCAGGAGAATGCTCCCGCATTCCGACGAATGTATCGCCGGATAGGGGAAGATTCAAGATCTTCGCCGTAAGACGCCGAAGGTGTTCCCGAGCACCGCCTTCGAACCGGGAGGCCTCGAGACAGGCACGGGTCGACCCCTCGAGCTTTGGAAGCTCGGAGAAGATCGGCGGACAACGAAAGCCCTTGAGAAAGGTCTTTACGAAGATACGTGCACGGACGAGGTCCGGATTGGAGACGGTGGGAGGGCTAGAGAGCTAGGCGGCATGCTTCGCCATTGATCTCTAGATAAAGCAATTGGGAACTTTAGCGAACCCACGCTTCGACTGAGCAAGCCCAAAGACCGCTCGGTAATAAAGGAACGCATCATCCCGATTGGTATCGTAGGTGGCCAGGCGGGAGAAATACCGACCCGTCTCCCCAGAGAAAAGGGAGGAGGTCGTCCCCTCAGCCCAGGAATCAGGCCGAGGGGGGAAGGGGTTACGAAGGAACCTGGCCAGAGGCCAATCCTTCCAGTATTTCGCGTTCGGGACGAAGTCGGCCTCCGACCACGTGGACATCACCTTCAAGACGGAAAGGGAATCCGTATAAGGTTGACGTCCAACGAAGTCGGGGTCCGCTGCGAGGGTGGAGGAGGAATCGATGAGGACAAGTAGAACCGCTCGGAGGCCTGAGAAGGCTTGAACGAGGCGGTAGTCCACTGAGAACGACTCCTAGTCTCCCCGGGGTTTGGGGAGAGGAAGACCGGACTCCAGCCGGGGTGGAGGGGGGACCATGGTAAGGGTCCCGTCCTCCAACCGGAAGGATCCGTCCTTCAACCGCTCTTCCGAAGGAGGGAAGAGCGGGGCCGACAGAGTAGTGGTTGCGCGAACTAATTCGACCTCGAGAGAGGTCTTGGGTTCGCACAGGTAGAGCCACTACTTTGGCCCACCATTGTGGTCGTCCCAGCAGGGGGCGACCGCATGGAGGCGGTCAAGAACACCATCAATGACATGGAGGACAAAGAAGTTGTTATCCATGATTTGTTGTATTTTGGGTTTTACGTTGATTGACTTCGGTTGATCGACTATTTCTC